GCTAACTGCCATAGAATTTTACATTGGGATGAATCTCACTAAGTCGTTATTTTCCCAGATCAGACCCCCCACCCCCTCTATATATGGAACACCCCCCGGTAGGAGTCCCAACCTCCTTGCATAAAAAATTATTTTTGGTTATAAATCGCGTAATTACTGTAAGTACATGGTTATGGCAGAGCGAAGACCAGAGTGGGAAGCGTTGGGGTTTAGTAGCCCTGAAGCCTACGAAGATGCTAAAGCTGCGTCTGAAGAGATGCTCCGGATTGAATATCTCATGGGGGTTCAGGATAAATTACCCGAAGGGTATAAGATGAACCAAGGGCCGGGAGCCGTGCTTACTGCGCTCGGACTGTACGGCGATCAAACAGACAACCCAGTATTTAGTCGCCCTGCTAACATAAGAAGTTACACCCGCCCTATAGGCAGCACCGGCTCTAGGACGTTAGGGCGATACGTAACCCCCTACCAAAATTATGCCGGTGTCATGTCTTTACCGGAGTATGAAAAAGCGTTTGATCGTAAATTTGGCGGTATTCAGGCCGCTATGCTTGGTGGCCCTCCCCGAGAGGATGATGTTTTTGTTGATCAAACAACGCAATACAATAAAGTTGAAGGGAGTCCGTACGAAGATACGTTAAAGCATGAGTTACGGCATAGAGGGCTACGTTCTGAAAGAGCGGCTAGGCTAAATGATGTGCCCGAAGGCGCGAGCGTAATTGGCGAAGAGTGGAAGAAGCGGGGTAATCTAAGGGATGTAGAACGCCGCGAACACCCTATATACGAACTTATACGTCAGTTGCAGGTAGGTGAGAAAAACATAGAAGAGTTGGGGTATACGGACAGGCAGTACCTGAAAAGCTTAAACGAACTGGAGATGAACCTTTTAGAAGGTATGACCGAAGAAGAGCGCATGAGGTTAGGTTTTATACCTGAAAAGAAAGAGCTTGGGTTTATAGATAAGCTAATGCAACTAATGAACTAAGGTTGCAAAAAATTATTTTTGGTGTAGATTGATGCCGTTAGATGTGAGCTAGTGCATATTTATGACAGTGACCATTACACCGGAAGTGGGCGTACCGTTATCGGATAATGTTCCGTACATGGATCTACGTGTCCGGGCTGAAGCTGCGTGTAATACTGCCGTACTTCTATCGGAGCATGGGTTAGATGTCACACCGAACAAAGAAGATAAAGACGTAGCTGCGGGTATAGCGGCAGAATATGCTGAAAACCCTACAAGCACCTCTAGAAAAGTTTCTGTAGCACGAACAGCCAAGATGACCCCTGCGTCATTGATCCTGACAAACAACATCCTGCAGGAGTTTGGGCAATCTGTTGCCGAGAGTGCAACCCAGATACGACACCTAGTTACCAACAAGCTCCTGCTTGAGTCAGAGAACCCAGACCCACGGGTAAGAATCCGTGCATTGGAGCTGTTAGGCAAGATATCTGACGTTAGTTTGTTTGCAGAGAAGTCTGAAGTGACAATAACGCACCAATCCACCGATGATTTGCGGGAAAAACTGCGTCAAAAGCTAGAAAAACTAGTAAATCCACCCGAAAAACTTAATGCACCCGTAGTGTTAGAGGGTGAAGTCTTCGATATAGACGCTAAATTAGGGTTTAAGTCAGAAGAAACGGTAGAAGACGTGGAGTATGACGATGAGTGAGGTTGCACTAGACTTCACTGAAGAAGAAATCCAAGTCATGTTGGATAATCTTGACGAATACACCCCTGATGAAGTGCTGGAGATAGATAAACTTGTTGATGAGTTAGACGCTCGTAAGAGAAACAAGTTAGCGTACGACGATTTAATAGAGTTTTGTAAGGCAATGCAGCCTGACTATATTGTAGGAAAGCATCATCGCATTCTCGCAGATATGCTCATGGCAATTGAGCAAGGGGAAAAAGACCGTATCTGCGTAAACATCCCGCCCCGCCACGGAAAATCACAACTAGTGTCTATATTCTTCCCGGCGTGGTTTTTGGGGCGGAACCCCAATAAAAAGGTCATGATGGTGTCACATACCACCGATCTGGCCGTCGATTTTGGTCGAAAAGTCCGTAATTTGATATCTGTGGATGCTTATAAATCTATATTCCCTACCGTTGCATTAGCCGCAGATTCTAAGTCTGCTGGGCGTTGGAATACTAATGTAGGGGGAGAGTACTATGCCTGTGGTGTTGGCTCTGCGTTGGCTGGACGAGGCGCTGACCTGCTTTTAGTCGATGATCCGCACTCTGAGCAGGATGTGATTAACGGTAACTTCTCAGTGTTTGAGAAAGCCTATGAGTGGTATACGTTCGGTGCACGGACACGTTTGATGCCGGGGGGACGGGTAGCAATTATCCAAACCCGATGGCACATGGATGACCTGACAGGACGTGTGGTTAGGGATATGACCCAGAACGAACGGGCTGATGAGTTTGAGGTAATTGAATTTCCTGCGATACTAGATCTTGAAGATAAAGCAGGTAAACCCATACAAAAACCGTTGTGGCCTGAGTTTTTTGATTTAGACGCTTTGCTACGGACTAAGGCATCAATGCCTGTCTTTCAGTGGAATGCACAGTACCAGCAGGAACCAACAGCGGAAGAGGCTGCACTTGTTAAGCGTGAGTGGTGGCAGCATTGGGAACGAGAAGATCCGCCTAACTGCGAATATATTATTATGTCTCTTGATGCTGCGGCAGAAAAACATAATCGCGCTGACTTTACGGCACTAACGACGTGGGGTGTTTTCTTTAATGAAGAGGTTGACGCGTACCACATCATCTTACTTAACAGCATTAAAAAACGATTAGAGTTCCCCGAGCTTAAAGAGCTGGCGATGGAAGAGTATGCGGACTGGGAACCCGATTCGTTTATTGTGGAGAAGAAGAGCGCGGGTACAGCGTTGTATCAAGAGATGCGGCGTATGGGACTACCCGTGCAAGAATATACCCCTCACAGAGGATCTGGTGATAAACTAGCGCGTTTAAATTCTGTTGCTGATATTGTAGCATCAGGTCTTGTATGGGTACCTGAAACTCGATGGGCAGAGGAAGTGATCGAGGAGATTGCTGGATTCCCGTTTATGAGCCATGATGACTTAGTGGATTCGACTGTTATGGCACTGATGCGTTTTAGACAAGGTGGATTCATACGCTTACCAACTGACGAACCTGACGAGATTCGTTACTTCAAACAACGACGCGGCGGGTACTACTAAGAGTATAAATTATGGCTATTGAAAAAGGTTTGTATGCAGCACCAGAGGGTATAGACGATCTGCTTGAGGGTGAGATGATGGACGATGCACTTGAAGGTGGTGCATTAGAGATCGAGATTGTTGACCCAGAAATGGTGACGCTATCTGACGGTAGTATGGAGATCACGTTAATACCAGATGCCAACGAAGTAGACCTGATGGCATTTGATGCAAACCTTGCAGAAGCATTAGACGATAACGAGTTGCAAGGACTGGCACAGGATTTAATTGGGCTTATCGATGCTGATACCGATAGCCGAAAAGATTGGGCTGATACGTTTGTCAAAGGACTAGATGTATTAGGGTTCAAGTACGAAGAGCGTACAGATCCGTGGGACGGTGCCTGCGGGGTTTACTCTACTGTACTGGCCGAAGCCGCCATACGTTTCCAAGCGGAAACAATGAGTGAGACTTTCCCAGCCGCTGGCCCTGTTCGTGTAAAGATATTAGGCGAAGAGACACAAGATAAAGCTGAAGCCGCTGATAGAGTAAAAGCGGATATGAACTATGAACTGACCGAACGGATGGTGGAGTATCGGCCAGAGCATGAACGCCTGCTATATAGCCTAGGATTGGCTGGTTCGGCATTTAAAAAGGTGTATTTTGACCCGAATATGGGGCGGCAGGTAGCCATATACATCCCTGCGGAAGACGTGATTGTACCTTACGGTGCGTCCCATATTGAGACTGCTGAACGTGTTACGCACGTCATGCGGAAGACCAAGAACGAGTTAAAGAAATTACAAGCGATGGGGTTCTACCGTGAGGTAGACCTCGGTGACCCACAGCCGTTCCATACAGATATTGAGAAGCGAAAGGCTGAAGAAGGCGGGTATTCTATCACCGACGATGATCGATATGCAGTTTACGAGATACACGCGGATCTCATTATTGATGGTATTGATGAAGATGATGACGAGATTGCCAAGCCCTATGTCGTTACCATTGAAAGAGGGACGGGTAACGTCCTAGCGATACGTCGTAACTGGAGCGAAGAAGACCCGCTGATGTTGAAGCGTCAGCACTTCGTGCACTATGTATACGTGCCGGGGTTTGGGTTCTACGGTCTTGGTTTGATCCACATTATCGGTGGGTACGCCCGTGCGGGTACTTCACTTATCCGTCAGTTGGTTGATGCCGGTACGCTGTCTAACTTACCCGGAGGGTTGAAATCCCGTGGTTTAAGGATCAAAGGTGATGACTCACCCATTGAGCCGGGTGAATGGAAAGATGTGGATGTACCGTCTGGAAGTATCCGTGACAATATTATGCCGCTTCCGTACAAGGAGCCAAGCCAAACTCTATTAGCCTTGTTGAACCAGATCACTACTGAAGGTCGTCGGTTAGGGGCGATCAGTGATATGAATATATCTGACATGTCGGCTAACGCTCCGGTAGGAACGACGCTGGCGTTGTTAGAACGTACGCTTAAGCCTATGGCTGCGGTACAGGCCCGTGTTCACTACGCGATGAAGCAAGAGTTCAAGATGCTCAAAGCGTTGATGGCAGAGTATGCGCC